CCGGACGTGGCACCGGCAACGGCGACGGTCTTTTTTACATAATACGCAGACACCGGGCGCGCCCTGAGTGGCGTGCGCGGAAGGGGCGGGCAGAATGCCCGCGCCGATTGTCACGGTGGTGATTGCTAGTAGCTTGACCCCGTTAGCCGCCGCGAGGCGGAGCCACGCTGCTTTCGCCTTGCTGTTCTGGGCGCGATCGGCGTTGACGATGCAAAGCACGATTTCGTCAGCTAGGTTGAGGCTCTCGGCAATCTTCATGCACTGATCTTCGTTCGGGTACGCACGGCCTGTGCGCCACGCGCTGAACGCCTGTTGCGTAACTTCGAGCTCGAACGCGGCTTGGCGGTCGGAGCCGGCGCGCTGAGCTAGTAGGTCCAGCATCGCCTGAAACTTGGGCATCGGAGCAACCCCTGTTAGTCGGTAAGGGAGGGCTAGCCTAGCCCAACAATCGACTAATGTCATGGGTAACAACCCTCCTTTGTTGACAAAGGCCCTTTGTTATCGGATGCTCCGCGCCATCCCGTAACCGGGTAGTGCGGCGGTGATCCCGGCCCACAACCAGTAGCGGGGGAGGGCGGCGACGGCGCGGGATCGGGTGGCCAACCCACCAGTCGGCCAGCCGCGCGAGAGCCCGAACCTACAAACGACAAAGGGGCCAGCAATGTTCGAAATCGTCACCAAGGCCGAACCCGGCCAGCTCAGCACCGAGATTCGCGAACGCGTCATCAGCGGCACAACCCGGCAGCTAGTCGAAGGTCTGAAGCAACTCCCGCTTGTCCTGGCTGAGATGTCCGGCGAGCTGCGCGACGAACTGCGCGTATCTCTGGACGTGGCGCGCGAAGTCGTGGCCGGCACCGTCACCGATGGCCAAGACACGCGCGACCCGGAAGCAACGAATCCCGGCCCGGCGCTGTCGCCTAAGGGTAGCCCTGACAGTCAGGGGCAGCGCGCGCGGCCGGGAACGTGGCGCGTGTACGTGGACGGCGGCGAGTTCATCGGCTCCCTAGTCCGTCTTTGGAACGTCACGCAAAAACATGACGCGGGCACGTCCGGCGCGCGCGCCGCAGCGCTGGTGTTGCTGGGCCTCTACAACGGCCCGCGTTTCCCGTTCGACCTGACCGACCTTCGCGTACTGGATTCGAACAACGTGCGCGATGCGCTGGCGGTGATCACCGGCGACGCAACGCGCTGCCAGCGTGAAGTTCACTCGTGGCTGAACGTGATTACCGGCCGTACCGATTTCGGCGCGCGCTTCGAACATCTGGCGTGGAAGTTCCGCGTCAAGGGACGCTGCCGGCGCGACGCACTGCGCTCGGTGTTTCCCCCGGGTCCGCTGATCATCAAAGAGTCGGCGTCATGAATGCTGTTCCGTTCCACGTGACGGAGCGCGGCGCGGCGTACATCGCCCGGTATCAGCGCGCCATGACGCTGATCGATGAACTGCACGTCGCGCGCCAAAACCTGTTGGAAATCCCGGCCAACGTGCGCGAGCAGCTCCGCATCGATGCTCAGCGGCTCGCTGACGCGGTGGCCGAGCTCAACCGGCTGGGGCTTCGCTGATGCCGCTGGGCCTCGCACCTAGCTCGCTGCTCCATACCTGCCCGGCAAAAGACTGCGTTGCGCGCATTCCGCTCAAGCTGGTGATGTGCCGGGCTCACTGGCACATGGTCCCTAAGTCGTTGCAGGACGCTGTATGGGCGGCCTATCACGCGCGCAATCGAAAGATCGAAAAACGCGGCACGTTGGCCAAGCTCCGCGAGGCGCAGCTCGCTGCGGTCAGGGCGGTGAATGAAGCGCTGGAGGCGGCGACGTGATCAGGGCGCTGCGCTATCTGCTGATCAAGCTGCTGGCCGGCGATATGCCGGTGGTGATGAACATGGCGTATTTCCGGCCGGCCGGCTTCAAGGGCGATCTGTACCACTTCCCGCGCAAAGACCTGCCCGGGCTCTTCACCGGAAACGAGATGTACACGATGCAGGTCCGCTTCGTGCGCGCGCTGATGGTGCCGAAGCGCGACGTTCTGAAAAAGGGGGCGTGATGGAAGCGATCGACTTACTCACCGTGCTGGTCTGCGGAATCGCGATCGGCGCGACGGTGCAATGGTGGATTGAACGCGGCGCGCAATCGCCGCAACAGCGTCGCGCGGCTCGGAGGCGCGCGTGACGATCTTCGGTTCTCTCTTTGGGGGCGGCAATGGCGGCAACGGAAACAGCGGCGGTAAAAAATCTAAAGGCGGCGCTACTGGCGATGCGCGAGGAGCTGCAAGCGATGGGGCCAAGGCCGGACCCGCAAAAGGCGCGCGCGCTCGCGGTGGCGATCACCAACGCGGAAACGGCGCTGCTGTGGCTGTGGTGGGCGGAAAGCGAGGAGGGGCCGCGCATCGTTGTCCCCGGGGCCACTTCCTGAAGGCCAAAGGGCAAGCGTGCCCGCGCTGCAAATGACGGACGCTCAAAAGCTTGGTCTGATCTGCGCCGGCATCGCCGGCTTTTTGTTGCTCGCAGCTCGCCGGCCGGTGATCACCACCGAGCCCAGGACGGCGGAAAAGGTGATCGGCTCGCGCGATGCGTCAGCGTGCCAGTACCCGCGCGAGTGCCGATTCCCTGAGTGCGCCTGCGAGTTGGCCGGCGTGCCGAAGCTGGCCGCTCCGAAGTGAACGCGCCGGCAATCCCTGAAGTTCTGAAGCAACGCTTCCCCGCTGGCGCGCTGGTGCCGCTGCCGCCGTTCATGAACGTCCTTCCTCATTGCGTGGCGACGGCGCGCATTCCGCTGGGAGTGTGGCGACTGCGGGCGATAGCGCTGCGGTTCAGCGGCAAGCGACTGCGCGCCGTGGACGTGCGCCGCATCAAGGTGTGGTCGTTCGAATTTGGAACGCTGTGGGAGGCCGACGTGGCGCTCGCGCACATGCTGGATCTCTACCGCGAGGGAAGCCGGCCGGCGCGCCGGTACGTGTTCGTGGACTTCACCGAGCCCGGCCGAATCGGCGGGCTCAATCTGCCGGCGCTGCGGCATGCGCCGTGCATCGATCTGGAAATCGGGCCGGATGCCGTCGCGCCTGTCGTCCACTGGTGGGGCGTGTACGCATGAGTTCGAAGGTGATCTTTTCCCTGACCGCGCCGCAGTGCGATTACCTGCGCGTGTTGTCGATGGGCGGCGCGGCCGGTGCCGGATGGCTGACGTTCAACTACCGGATAGGGCTGGCGCTCGCCAAGGCGGGCATGGTGACGTTTAAGGGGCGTCGCCCGTACCTGACCCGCACCGGGCAAGCTGCCGCGAGGCTAGCCCACCTTATAACGGGGCTAGCCCACATTCCCGGCGGGCCGGCCGCTGCCGCCGTCGCTCGCGAGGAAAAACGCTCTTCCGATTCTTCGCTGTGCGGGTCTGCCGTGACCTCGGTATGAGTGCGGAATCCGTAAACCGCGTGGCGGATCAAGATATTGGCGCGAGGCTAGCCCGGCGGCGGGAGGCATACGACCTGTCGCAGCTCGCCGGCCGCCTGCTTTACGACCCGAACAAGGCTTTCCGGGACCAACACCGCACGGTCTGGTGTCACCGCCGGATGAACAGCGAGGCGCGCACCGGGCACATTTACCGGCGCGCCGATCTGAGCGGCGCGCGCCTCACTGGCGTGACGACGTGCGGCATGGTGCGCACGTGCAAGGTCTGCGCCGGCCGCGTCGCGGAGAAGCGGCGCGAAGAGCTGGAAGCCGGCATCGTGGCGCACTGTCAGGCGGGCGGGCACGTGTACCTGCTGACGCTGACCGCGCCGCACGATCGCGCGCTGTCGCTGCGCGAGTTTCGGCGGCTGTTGGCGAAGGCGCTGAAGCGGTTTAAGAACAGCAAGACGTACAAACGCATCCGCGCCCAGTACGGACATATCGGCTCGGTGCGCTCGCTGGAGCTGAAGTGGGGCGCGGCGAACGGCTGGCACCTTCATACCCACGATCTGTATTTCGCTCAGCCAGGACTAGAAGCGGCGCGCGACGATCTAACGTGCGCGTGGGTGTCGGCGCTGATCGCGGTGGGCCTCGGTGATCAATCGAAGCTCACGTGGATGATGGAACACGCGCTCGATCTGCGCGGCGGCGAGGCGGCCCACGATTACGTGACGAAGTTCGGCCACGATGCGAAGTGGGGGCTGTCGTCGGAAATCACGCGCTCGCACGCCAAGGTGGGGATGCGCGGCACGCTCACGCAAAGCGGCGAAAGCCTGACGATGTTCGAAGTTCTCGCGTGGGCCGGGCAGGGCGATGCGGAGGCGTGCCGGCTGTTCCGTGAGTACGCGGAAGCGATGGACGATGCCCGCATGCTGTACTGGTCGCCGGGCCTCAAAGCCAAAGTGGGCGTCGGTGACGATCGCGACGATGCCGAAATCGCGGCCGACGAAACTCCAGCGCGCGAGGAAACGAACGTCGCCCAGCTTAGCGATGAAGAGCTGGCGCTAGTGCTGTCGCGCAACGCGCTGGGTGAACTGCTGTGGTTCGTCTGCACGGTCGAGGGCGAACGTGATCACGTCGCCGCGTGCGTCAAGGATTTTCTGGAAGCGCTGCGAAGTCGGCCACCGACTAACCGCGGCGTGATCCGTGTACGGCGCTGGCATGAGCGGCGCAAGGCTGATCAACTGCGCGAGTTCGGTATCGATGCCTTCGATACGGTGCGCGCAACACCTGAGGGGCTCAAAGCGGCATGAACGAAAAACAAATCGCTGAGCTGCGCGCCGAAGTCGAGGATATGCGCACCGAGCTGCAAGGGCTCGTTGGCCAACACGTGCCGATGATGTACCGGCCGTTCGCGCGCGGGCTCGTCACGCGCCTGCTGAACCATCAACTAAAAATAATCAACGCGCTGGAGACAAAGCAATGAGCCACTTCCCGGCAAAGACGGCAATCGGCAACTGGCCGCACGCGTGCCCGCTGTGCCGCACCGACCCTAAGCCGATCGTCAAGACGACGAAAGACGGCGTGCCCTACGTGTGGTGCCAAACGCCCGGCTGTCAGATTCAGATCCCCGGCTGGGGCTCGCCCGATCGCGCGCGCAACATCGTCGCGCAAATGGTGCCGATGCCTGAACACGCGGAGGCGCACCGCGCCGCGTGCCTCGCGCTGAAAATTACTCCGCCCGCCAGCGATGGGAAGAGCGCGGCCGGTGACGCGAAGGGCGAAACTTCCCCGCCCACGGCGCAGAACAACGCGCCAGCGTCACCGGCCGCCCGAAAGAGCGGCGGCGGCTTCACGTTACTTAACTCGCTGGTGAAGTGATGCTTGTAACCGACACCACCACCAGCACCGACACCAACAGCGCGGCCGTCAATGATGGCCTCGATACCGTGTTGAAGGATGCGGCGGAGCTCAACGCGGCCAGCGCGCAACAGCAACAGCAGGGCGCGCCCGGCGCTGCCGCGCCCGGTGCCGTACCCGGCGAGGAAGAGGCGATCGCGTTCTGGGAGCTGATCGCGAAGCTGTACGGTAAGGGAGCGGCGGCGCTGTTCACCGAGCTGGCCGACGTGTACGGCGAAGAGGCGGTGCGCGAGTGGGCGCAGGCCGCGCACGCGTACGCCAAAACTAAAAACGTGAACGTCGCCATATCGCCCGGCTGGAATCTCTTCGCGGCATCGATCGGCTTTTTCGTGGTGCCGGTGGCGATGGCATCGTTCAAGCGCTGGAAGGAAGCCAAGGCGAAGGAAGAGCGCGAGGAACGCGAAATCAATCCGCTGGACCCGGGCAAGGCCGCTGCTGGTGGTGGCGCGGCGTCGGCGGGCCTCGGCAGCGTCAACGATGTGCCGGGCCCGGTGTGAACGAGTGCGATTGCATCGGCGCGATCGGCGCGTCCGGTACGGGCAAGGGCCTCTTCGTCAGCGAGCGCGTGCGCATCTACGCGGGGCGGCTTGTCCTGGTGTGGTCGCCGCTCGAGTATCCGCGCGGCAACGATCGGTACGTTGAACGGCTGGGCGGCGTGCCCGTGCGCACGGCCGAAGAGCTGGTCGCGCGCATCCGCGAGGGCAAAAAGGCGATCGTGTTCATTCCCGACGACACCGGGGCGCGCGTGAAGTACAAGGGCAAAACGCGCCCGCTCGTTGATATCCAGTTCGAACTGTTCTGCCTGACCGCGTGGCAAGTCGGCAAGCCGGGCGGCGTGCCGCAAGCGGTGGTGATCGTTGAAGAGCTGTCGCGCGTCACCGACCCGAGCTACGCGCCGGCACCGTGGCAGAACCTATCGACGGCCGGCCGGCATCGTGGCCTTACCGTGATCGGCACGTCACAGCATCCGGCGCAGATCGATAAAGACTTCCTCGGCAACTGCACCGAAGTGCGCTGTTACCGCGTGAACGAAGAGGCGCACGCGCGCGTGATGGCCGCCAAGCTGCGCGCGCCGGCTGACCTGATCCTTGAGCTGCCGGACTATCACTATCTGCACCGCTGGAATCGTGAGCTGCGCTGGGAACGCGGCGTGATCGCGTGCCCGGGTAAGTCGCAGGCCAAGGTGATGGCGAAGGGCAACGGCGCGTACAGCGAATCACCGTCAGGGCTGAAGCCTTACCCGCCGTTCGAAGTGGACCGGCGCGAGGCTAGCCCGGATCCACGCAAAAAAAAGTTGCCCGGGAAGCGCCAGAAATCCCGGTAAGGGTAACGGTAACGGCCCATTGATCGGCGCGCGGCCGGTTCTCCATCATCGCCGCGTCTTGTTCACCACTTCGATGGAGACACGTTCATGAAAGCAGCTCTCGCTGTCGGCGGCACGATGCTCGCCGCTCTCGCCGCTTACGCGTTGGTGTCGGCCGTGCAACAGCACGTGAAGCCGATCCCCGGCGTCGGCAAATACCTGCCGAAGTAACGGCCCGGTCGATCACGCCCGCAACTTCCAAGAGACAGCCAACATGCAAGCACTGATCCTCGCGCTGCTGGTCGCCGTAGGCGGCTGGGCGCTCTCCTTCGCGCCGTTCTCCTTTTCGCACGGCGTCGCCGGCCTCTTCTACGACCGCATCCTCAAGGTCGAGAACGTGGGCCAAGGCAAAACGGCCATCATCACGCTGGGCCTCGGCGCGACGTATGACAAGATCGTTCTGCTCCTGGGCGGCGGCCTTGTCGCGGCGAAAGTCGATGAAGTGATCATCAAGGCCAACGATGTCGAGTTCTTCAAAGACACCGGGCCGAACCTGAACAGCCGGCAGGCGTATCAGGCCGTCAGCACCGACGCGGGCGAAATCACGATCGATTTCACCGAGCCGAACGCGCGCGGCGACGCTGCCCAGCAGTATCTCGCCAGCATCCCGGCGAACCTGCTTAAAAAGCTGGTGGTGGAAGTGAAGCTCGCGGCCGATGCCGGCGCGGGCGTCACTCTCGCAGCGGCGGCCGAGTTTCGCGGGCCGACGCAAAACCCGTTCATCCTCAAGCGCCGGGAGTTCAACTACTTCGCGGCGGGCGCGGCCGATCACGACTTGTTCCTGCCCAGCGGCATCTTCGGCGGGATCATTAAGCGCGTGTGGCTCCACGAAGGCGATCAAGTCACCAAGGCGCTGCTGCGCGTCGGCGGCTTCATCGCGCAGAACTGGCTCACCATCGCGGAGCTGGAGCGCGTGCAGACCCGAAACAAGAAAGTGCCGCAGGCCGGGCTGGTGTGCCTCGATTTCGTGGTGGATGGAAACCTGCAAGGCGCGCTGAACACGGCCGCGCTGAACCCCACGGCCGGCACCGACGTGCTGTTGCGGCTCACCACCGACGCGGCGCAGGCGATCAAGGGCTACATCGATTACATCGATCCGATCGACCGCCTGAAGTAACAGCAGCGAGCCCGGGCGCATCGTGCGCCCGGGTGCTTGTGAAAGGGTGATGCGATGTTCTCGTTTCCTTCGATCAACAGCTACCCGGCCGACGATAACCCGGATGGCGTCAGCAACTCGCTTCCCACCGCGCAGACAGAAACGCCCTTCGTAGGTGGTGCCACGCGCCTGCTGGGCTCGTTCCTCGATCGCGCGCTGGAGAAGGACCGCACCAAGGATCAAATCGAGCTGATCAAGGCCGGCGCGAGCGTAGCGCCCACCAGCCCGATGGCGGCCACAGTGCTGGGCGGGCAGGGCGGCGCGGCCGGGATCGCGCGCCTCGCGATCGTCGGCGCGGTGGCTGTCGCCGCGATCGGCGGCGCGTTCTGGGCAGTTAAGCGGCTCGCCAAGGGGTAGACCATGAACGGCGCACTCGTACAGGCGGCCGGCATGTACATGGGCGGCCCGGCCGGTGCCGGGTTCGCCAGTCAACTGCCGGGCGGGCTCTCCAGCGGCGGCGGTGGCTCCAACGCTTCCGGCGCTGACGCCAGCGGCACGTTCGGCGGCCTCAACAGCAACGGCTTCGACGTGTCCTACGGCGATGGCGGCATGTCCAAGGCGGCGCAGCTCGGCATCGTCGCTGCCGTGGTCGCTGCCGCGTTCATCGTGGGGATGCGGTGGAAGCGCGCAAGCTAGAAATCGTCCTGGGCGAATTCGATGATGCGGCGCGCGCGGCATTCGAGCGCGTGCTACGTCACGACACTTCGGGCGGCCTCGCGTCGCTCGATGAACGTCTGCGCGGCGCGGTGCTGTTCGACGTCCGGGATGCGGACGCGACGGTACTGCGGTTCGCGCTCCGTGTTGACCATCACGCACACGGCTCGGAAGGTCGCATCGTCATTGCGGCCGGCGAGCTGCGCGGCGTGGACCTGACCGCACAAATCCTGCCGGCGATCGAAAAGCTGTTCATTGACGTGCGATCGGTGGCGTGCCTGACGGCGCGCAAGGGCCTCGCGGCCAAGATGGTGCGACAGGGCTACGCGATCGAAGGCTATCTACTGAGGAAGCGCCTTGAACACTGAACGCGCGCGCCGGCATCGCCGGCCAGTCGAACCCGCGCGCCGTGGCCTCTGCTTCATCGAAGAGGGCGGCGGCGGCAACAGCTCGTCAAGCGCCAGCACAACGAACATAGATCAACGCGTAGTTGGCGGCGACGGTTCAACCAACATCAGCCTGCAAAGCGGCAACACGGTGACGCTCACCGATGGCGGCTCCGTGCAAGCATCGTTCGGATTCGCGCGCGATGCGCTGAAAGGCGCGTTCGACTTCGCCACCGGCAGCGCGACGAAGAGCCAGCAGGTTCTCGCCAGCGCGCTGGAGGGTGTCGCCAAGTCGAGCGAGAACGTGGCCGACGCCTACAAGACCAGCAAGGCCGGCGAACAGAAAGTGCTGGTGGCAGTCGGCGTGCTGATTGCCGGCGTTGTCGGCATCGCCGCACTGAGGGGGCTTAAGCATGGGTAGCTCACTTCTCGCAACGCGCAGCGTCACGCTTGACGTGAACGGATACGCCAAAGATGCGGCGCTCGCCGGCGTGGTGCTGATGATCGAATCGATTTCGGGCGGCACGCCCATTTCGATCATCTGGCTGGACAACGGCGGTCAGCGCAATGGCAAGATCGAAAACGCCATCGCCGGCCGGCGCTACTCCGCTGGCGGCGACTTCAGCGGCCTTGAGTTCCAAGGCGGCGCGGGCGAAACGGTAACTTTCCTTGTCGGCCCGGCGGGCTCGGAATCGACCAGCGATACGGCCGTCGTTGGCTCGGTGACGGTGACGAATGAAGTTGAAATCAAGAACGCGGCCGGCGTCCCGATCACCGTCACGGAAGTGAACGCGGCGGCACACGCCAACGCGAAAAAGACGGCGATGAACGTAAGCACGCAAGCACTCGCGGCCAACGCGAACCGGAAATACCTGTCCATGCAAAATCCAAGCGACACGGAGTACGTTTACTTCCGAACGGATGGCGCTGCGGCGGTGGCCGATGCCACGGCGCACAAGCTCTATCCGGGGCAGAGTTACGAACCGCGCATCCCGCCAAGCGGAGCAATCACGATCATCAGGGGCGGTGCGGTGAACGTCGATATCACCGTTACGGAGGCGTGATGCGCCGAATCGTCGCTGGCTTCATCCTTGCCGTAGCTGCGTTCGCGGCGCATGCGCAGTTCAGCCCGGCATTCCCGGCCTTCGTGCAGGACGGCACCGGAGCCAAGGCGCGCGCGTGGATCGACAAGGCGCGCGACGTTATCAACGCCAAGGATTACGGCGTCGTCGCCAACGGCACCACCAGCGACACGGCAGCATTACAAGCGGCGATCAACGCGGCGGCCGGCCGGCCGATCATCCTTCCCGTTGGCACGCTGGTAATTGACGGCGCGGGCGTTAGCTACGTCACCACGTCAGCTAGCTCATTCGTGCAGGGCGTGCAGTTGATCGGCCAGGGCGAGGACAAGACATTCATCGATAACCGCGTCGCGTCGGGCTATGCCATCACGATCGACACAAACACCACCGGCAAATTTCAGCGCGGCGTGCGCCTTGCCGGCTTCACGATCAAAACGACGACGAACCCGCTTGCGAGCAACGGCATCAAGCTGCGCCGCGCGTACAACGTGGAAGTCGAGCATGTTGTCGTCACCGGTCTGACCGGTGATTGCATGCAGATCGTCGTCAACGAAGGCGATGCCGACGGCTCCGTTAATGTCACGCTGCGCCATAGCAGGCTCACTTCATGCGCAGGCTGGGGGCTGAACGTCGATATCGCGGCCGGCCTGAATGAGCTGTCTTTCGTGAAGCTCGATCACACCTTCATCGAGTCGAATGGCACGGTGTCGGCGGCTACCCCTCCGCCATCGGGCGGCATGAAATACCGGGGGCAAATCCTGCACATGATTGACGGCGCGTGCGTCACCAACGAGAACGTGGGGCTTTATCTTGTCGGCGGCGCGGGCGCCGGCAATACGGCGACGGTGCGCAATTGGGCGTTCGAGAACAATAAAAAACGGCACGCTTACGTGGAAGGCATCATCGGCGCGCTGTTCGAGCAAGTGCAGTTCTATTCGAATGACTCGTTCATCGCGACGGCCGGCCTAGAGCTGAACGGCACGCCCGGCGCGATTCGGAACGTGCTGGTGGACGGCGCGGTGGTGCGCGTCACGTCGGGCAACAATGCATTTACCGCGTTCAAGGTAAGCGGCACGTTCGCGGAAAAAAATTCGATTCGCGCGCGCCGCGTGTCATGGCTCGATTTCGACTATGCCGGGCAGACTCGCTTCGATGGTTTCCTGTTCGATATCGGCCCCGGTGAAGTGGAGTTCGTCGCGCTCGGCACGAACCTCGCCCGCCTGCGCGCAACGGCGGGCGTTGGAAACCGTGTGCCGGTGAAGATCAAGGCGACGGGCGAGTGGATGATGGCGGCGCTCGATAGCACCGCTTACCCGGCCGGCATCGGCAAAGACAATACCGGGCTGGTGGCCAACACGACGTACTACGCCTACGTTTATAACAACGGTTCGCAGAATGATCCGGTGCTGGAGCTCGAATACAGCACCACCGTGCCGGCAGTTGATGCGGCCTCCGGTGTGCGCGTGAAAACCGGCGACTCCACGCGTACGCTGGTAGGCGCGTTTCGCACCGATGGCAGCACGCCCGGGCAGTTCCAGACTTCGCGGCCGATGTTGACGCGATCGTGGTTCGTGCGTCCCGCGCCGGCCGATACCCGGATCCTTGGCGCGACGACTAGCACCGCCAGCACCACCAACGTGGAGCTGTCGAGCACGATTCGACTTGAGGCGGTCGTGTGGAGCGATGAAGTGTTCGACGTGCGCGTGGAGGGCGCGGCGTCCAACAGCACGGCCGGCGCGGGCGGCTTCGCCGGCATCGGTTTCAACGGCACTACGGCCGAAGATATGACTGGCGGCGTGAACAGCGCGGCGCTGTCCACCGGGCTCTCGATCCCGATCCATGCAAGCGCGCTGAAGTCGGGGCTCACCGAGGGCTACAACTACGCAACGGTGACGGCCAGGACGACGGGCAGCGGGACTGTGTTCTTTCCGGGCACTGGCACGGCGTCAACCAGCCTGACGATCAAGGGCGCGCTGGTTAAACGGTGAGCGCGCGCCATGTGTCCGCTATCGCCGCGCTCGCTTTCGCTGCTGGCGCTATTTTCCTCGCGCAGCGCGCCGGGATGCTGTCCCTATCTCACGATGGCAGCGGCGCGGAGGGCGGTGACGAAGAGGCGGATGGCGTGGGCTTCCTTGATTCCATCGCGAACGCGGCTACCAACATGGCGCTGAACCCCACTTCGCTCAGCGCGCGCGGGCTCGAGCTGATCAAGCGCTTCGAAGGCTTCAGCGCGACGGCCTACAGCGATTTCAAAGGCTATTCGATCGGGTATGGCCACCTGATGCGCGCGGGAGAAAACCTGTCGAACATCAGCGAGGAAGAGGCGTCCGAGCTTCTGGCCGGCGATGTTGCGTGGGCTGAACGCGCGGTGGCGGCCGCCGTCGCGGTGCCGATCACGCAAAACCAGTTCGATGCGCTGGTGTCGCTCGCCTTCAACATCGGGGAAGGTGCGTTCAAGCGGTCCACGCTGGTGCGCCTGCTGAACGATGGCGACTACATCGGCGCGGCCGAACAGTTCGATCGATGGAACAAGGCGGGCGGTCAGGTAAACCGCGCGCTGGTGCAGCGTCGCGCCACTGAACGCGCGCTCTTCTCTGGAGGCGTCACGGTATGAAAAACGTTCTGATCGCACTGGCGCTCGCCGGCCTCGCTGTCGGCATCGCGGTGTACGTCGCGAAAAAGAAAAAGCCGGCCGAGCAAAAGGGCAACAGCGCGCCCGATCCGGTGAACAACTCGCCGTGGGGCATGGGCCCGAACGATTTCAAGGGCGTGCTGTGACCCCGATCGTCAAGGAATACGGCGGCATGATCGCGCTGGGCGTCGGCGTCGCGGCCGTGGCGGCGATCGGCCTCTACTTCGTTGGGCGCAAGCTCGCCTCCGGTGCCAAGGATGCGGCGGCGGCCGTGGGCACCGCGGTGAACCCGCTTGACCCGGACAATCTCGCGTCGCGCGCTACCGGCGCGCTGGTCGAACACGTCACCGGGGGCGCGGAGAACGGCGGCGAATCGAGCGTGGGCGGGCTCTTCGCCCGCGCGCGGGAATGGATCAGCGGCGATGACGCCAAGATCAAGGCAATGCTCGCGGGCGGCACTCCGCCCGGGGTCAACTGAGGGGCGAACATGGAAAAGCTGAAACTACTTCGTGAGCCGTCCACGTGGGCCGGCATCAGCGTTCTGCTGACGCTGATCGGTCTAAACCCGGTGACGGTGCAAGCCATCGGCGCGGTGGTCAACGTTCTGCCGGATGCGTTGCAGCTCGTCAGCGCGGTGGGCGGCGGCGCGTCGGGCATTGCGGCCATCTTCCTGCGCGAGCGCGGCGGCCAGTGACGTTCGAAACGCTGGCCGCTATCTTCGCCATTGCCGTGCCGGTGCTGTCGTATGCCGGCACGTGGGCGGCCAATCGCGTGCATCTTTCCTACCTGCGCCGTGATGTTGACGAGTGCCGGCGCTCCGTGCGCCGGGCGCACTGGCGCTTAGACGAAATCCAAGCGCCTCCCGCGCCCAGCGTCGATTGAGAGCGCTCGCCATCGTCGCGCTGGGTCTAACCGCTGTCGGCGTCGGATTCGCTGTCGGGTTCGCGTGGGGCTCGGGCACGCGTGACGAGCTGCCCGGCAACACCGAAACCGATTTCAAAGACGGCGTGGTGACGGTCAAGGTCAACGCGTACCGCGCCATCGGCGGCGGGCTCTCCTCGATCCTGCGCTGAGCTGCGCGGGTCGGTGCGCAGCGTGTAGGGATCATTCGCCGCGCTCCAGTTCACCAGCTCCGCCTGCTTCACCAGCTCCGCCTCTAAGCGCGCCACCTTCGCGCGCAGCGCCTCCAGCTCGCCGCGCATCATCGTCCGGTTGAAATGCTCCGCGCTGTCGCGCTCAGCGAGCCCGTAGCGCGATCGTTCAAATGCAAGCTGGTACGCGGCCCACGGTATGCGGCCCTTGCCGGCGAGCCATCGGCGCAGCGTCTTGCGGTCCACGCCCAGCAGCTCGATCAACTCGCGGCGGCCGAAGCCATCGGCAAGGCGGGCAAAATCGTCCGGGTTGGCGTGGCGGGCTGTCATGGAATCTGTACATCAGCCCTGAAACTTTGCTGGCGGACGGCGGGAGCAACGTCAAGGATGGTCAGGCGGTGCGGCATTTGCCGCGTGCTGTGCGGTGCGTTCGCGCACCCGCCTGACGTTCCCTTACGCGTGCAGCGCGGCTTGTAGGGACCGGCCGGTCAGCGCCCGGACGTGGCACCGGCAACGGCGACGGTCTTTTTTACATAATACGCAGACACCGGGCGCGCCCTGAGTGGCGTGCGCGGAAGGGGCGGGCAGAATGCC